TAAGTACACTAGTGTGGCAACTCCTACGCCTAGGCTTACAGCTTCAGGAAGCCAGCCACTAATAGATAACCACCATCCACCCATGCCTGCTCCTGTTGTTTTTAATGTGTCTACTATTCCGTCCATTAATTTCCCCTAGAATGTATAAACTTGCTAATTTCAGGATCATTACTATAACCTTTTTTAGAACTTCCAAAAAATATCCTTGATAAAATATCTAAAAAACTTTCTTGTGGAGCAAGCCTTTCCTTGCCAGCTTCATATGATAAAGTATCTGCAAATGTTGGGTCTTGTGCTATTTGCTCTCTAAGTATATTTGATTGCCATTCACGTCTACCTTTTGTTGGAAGTCCCTGTATATTTCTATGTATATATCTTGGATCACCACTCTCTGTTAAAGCCTTATATAACACATCTTCAGATTCACCTCTTTTCATATTTAATATTGCTTGTAATGTATGTGCTACAAGCTCATCACCATCTTTAGACTTTTCTCCAAATACTTCTAATATTGTTTTTTCTTCTGCCATAATATTATCCTGTAATTAATTCGCCCCACAATGAAGTCTTACCATTTATAATTTGTATTACATGCACAGTGAAAAAGCCTTTGTCATAAAAGTCAACGATTGCAAATGCATGACTCCAATTGTGCATCCTATGTTGTAAAAATTCATTCTTCTTATCACTCATTTCCTTCAGACATCCTATACTCCACGCAGACTTCACCCCATCCAGATGGGTAACAGACGACTGCTGTATGTCGTGGTGATGCCCATACATGACATTTGTTCCAAGCCTCATCAAGTGATTCCTTGTATGATTTATCCCAGCAAAATGGTGTCCATGATACATCGCTAGTTTCCCAATCTTCATGTATTGACCCGCTGGATGATACGTATAACCTCTTTCTTTTAGTTTTACACATTCTTCAAACCTATATTGTTCCATGTATGGATGCTCTTCAACAAACCTATTCATCCAATCATCGTGATTACCTTCTATCATATGCTTCTCTTTACAGTTTGCCTTGTCAAGAGATTCATCTATTTGATCCATTCCCTTATTAACATCTTTTATATCTTTGTCAATAAATGGAGTTTGGTATTCTAGCGGTGGACGTTTTTTCTTCCGCCATTGCCAGTGAGAACTTCCTTCCCATTCTCCCACGTCTCCTAAATCTACGTATATATCTGGCTTTACTATTTCTATTGATTTACATAGTACACTAATTGCTTTTTTATCCGCTAATGGAAAATGTTTATCAGGTGTGACTATTGCACGTCTTACTACATTTTTATTCATATATTCCTATATTATGTTGAAGTATCATAATTAATCTTTCTCCGCACAAAGTGTCATGGTTAAAGTCATAGCATCAGCTCCATCAAAACGACTCTGAAGGTGTCCTGCCCATACAGCATCGCCAGCAGAAAGAGAAAAAAGTCTATCTGGACTAGAATCATAGAAGCCCATAGCAGCATCTCCTGCTGAGGAGGAAATATAATCTTGTGTAATATATTTAAGTGTTAAAGTTTTAGAACCAGTCTCTTCCATCGGGGTATCACCAGAACTACCAAATCCAGGCATTGTCCATATTCCTATATAATACTTATCTGTATGACTAGAGAAATCATCATCCTGTACAATACCAGATACATTGGTTATAGTCATATCAAAGGGAGCAAGAAACCATACCGACCTTATAAGAGCTTGGTTTGCAGCACTAATTGTAACTGATACCGTATCATCTAAAGTTTTATCGCCTGTTCCAAGCTTAAAATAACTGTCATTATTAGCTGTAATCCATTGTACATCAGAATCATTAAATCCACTATAATAATTCATAGTAGATGTAAAAAATTGTCTTGGTGCTTTTGTAAGTATATTAGGCATTATGTGAAATAATTATAACAAACATTTTCAGTATCAACAGTTGCTATTACATAAATATCACCTGTATTATCTATATCCATACTGTAAAAATCTCCAGGAGAAAGTCTTATACCACCATTCAAGCCATCAACAGAAACTGCACTGTCGCCTACCCATATATATCCAGTATTACTTGGATGTGCCATTATATCAACACGCTTACAAGCAGTAGCTCCATCAACACCATCAGTAATCAATTGCTCTGCACTTGTACCAACTGTAGGATTATCATCACTTGCAAGACCAGTAATATCATGTCCTACTTTACCTATTACATTAGTTCCTGCTGATATTGATGTTACATCTACTTGTAATCCTCCATCACTATCTACTAAAATTTCTTGAATAGCACCTAATGCTGTAGTACCGCCAATAGAAAGACACTTAGTTGGGCCAGTATTACCGTCAGTACCAAGCAAACTTTGGAGTGAATTTGTATCCGAATCAATGCCATCTAATTTTTCACCCATATATCTTAACTGTGCATGTATAACTCCATCGACATCAGCTCCTGCTCCAACTGCTCCAAAGTGTGTATCATCAGTAGCCAATGTAACACGAAGAACACCAGCTGCTACATTACCAGCACCACCAAGAAGAGGAACATTTCCACTAAGGTGTATATCTACATCACCAATATCAATTGCAGCACCTCCAACTAATGTTGCATTTACATTAAGCTTTCCATCTCCATCATCTAATGCATCACCATCAGAATCAACAAGTTTTCTGGCTATTCCTATTCCTATATCAGCCATTATTTAATATATCCGATAATCCAGCTTTATCAATTTTATCGACCTTACTTTTAAGCTTTAATCTTGCGACTTCTTCTAATACTCCAATCTTCCACTTAGCAAAATTTTCTTTAGATTTTTTATTTCTATCCCCTTCCTTGTCTGCCTTAACTTTAGCTTTTGCAACTTTCTGTTCCCACTTAATATATTCATCCTCACTATTATTACAAAGATTTTTTATAGCCTGCAATTCGTTATTAGCCTGCTCTTTTTCTACTTTAGATTTAGCAAGTAAATCTTTAAGCTTATTATCCTCATCTTTAAATAAATCTTGAGTCTCAATAAGACGCTGTTCAAATTGATAAACCATCTCTTCATGCTTTTTAGCCCTCTCTTCTAAATCATCATATTGATCTTCAAAATAAGCAACTTTATCTTTGCCCTCTTCTATAGTAACATTAATGTTACTATTAATAGAATCAAGCTCATCTAAAAGATTATCTTTCTTCACATGAATACTTGCAAGCTCAGTTTTAGACTCTTCACATTTTGATTTATAAAGCTCTAATGTTACAATACTATCTAAAAGTTTATTTTCTTTATCTTCAAGCTTTTCAACAGCACTTTCATATTCACAAAGCTCTTTTTCAGCCTTGTCAATTTCTTTTAACTTTTCAGCTAAAAGCTTCTCATTAGAAAAAACACCACTTTTAATCTTCTGTACTCTCTCTTCTTGAAACTGTACATCTTTTGATAATGATGAAAGTTTTTTAGTTTCAGAATTATATTCTTTTTCTAAAGATTTAAGCTCTTTCTCTTTATCTTTTACAGAAGATTCTAATGCTTTATTTTTAGCCTTTAATCTATCATTAGCCTTAATAACAGCTTTATTATAATCACTTTTCTTTAAAGTTTGTTTTTTAGGCTGAAACATTTCTGCCATAGCTACTCCTTAATGAAATGATAATAAATCTAAAGTATCACTAGCAGAGGTCAAATCATCAGCCAGCTTAATAATAACAGATGTCATCAATATACCACTTATTGTGAATGGGAGGTTTCTACCACCATCTACTTTAATTCCTTTTTGAGCATCTGTTTCTCCATTAAGAAACACTTGCATAACGTCATCATCATCCATTGTTCCATTTGTGTCGTATATAACAATTTTCTTAGCTGGATTAGCAGCTGTTACATATGTAGATGTTGCTCCAGGATCATCAATCGTATCACCACTCATATCAAATTGTTCATAATTATAATCACTAAATGCATCCATATTTACTGATTCTTGAACTGTGAATGCACTCATTCCTAATTTACTTGCCATTTTATTTCTCCTTTTGAGTTTACCCTAAGCACTGGCGTGTGCGTGAATGGGTTATTTAGTTTTCTTTGTTTTCTTCTAGAAACAATTGGTCATTCACCTCTACAACACCCTGTATCTTAGTTGCTCTAGTTTTGTGAAATTCTATTTGTTCTAAACTTTCTTTAAGCTGAATAAGTAGATTCTCTTTAGCCTCTTCCCATTTGGCGGTATAATCAACTTCTTCTGCTACGTTATTAGTTTTAACTTCTTCTACTGTTTCTTTTGTTTTACTTGTTCCCATATTATTACTTCCCTCGTTTTGTTATGCGTTTTCTAAGGCTGTTACTTTAGTTGACAGAATGTCAACAGAAGCTGATAATTCTTGTACTGCTTTTGCTAAATATAATAAAATACCATCATATCCAATTCCTTGTACATCAGTTATTTTTGAATCATCCTTTAAGGTTATTTCATCTTCAAACTTTGATACAATATTACATTTATCTCCAGCAGTAGTTACTTCTTGTGCCACTAATCCGATATTAATTTTATTTTGACTTCTCTTTGAATTTTCAGTCCAGTTATACTCTCTAAATTGCAGTGAATTAATAGCATCCAGTCCATTGACAGATGTGTTTTGTATATTCTCTTTTAACCTTTCATCTGATACAGCGTGTATCTCTGCTGTTGTGCCAGTATGCTTATAACGTATATGTGCATGTACAGTCCCAGCATCACCTTCTGCAAGTGCTATCCATCTACAATCACCATCTGTTCCAGGTGTATCTGCCCCAGCTTGTATGATAAGTCCATAATCAGTACTTGCTCCTCCATCTGAAAATATTCTTGCCACATAATTACTGCTTGGTGAGCCTACAACATCTAACGTATAATTTGGGTCATCAGTCCCAATACCGACATTGCCAGAATCATCTATTGTCATACGTTTCTGTTCTGGACTAGAAAGGTCTGATGTCCAAAAAGACATTCTTGTTGGAACAGAATTGCCATCTGGGCCTGCATCACCTTCAACAAGTATTTTAGCTCCTACATCAAAATTATTACCAGTATTTACACCCTCCCAAACAATTGCACCAAGGTCTTCACCAGCAGCAGTTGCAGCAGGAGAGCCAGGAGTACTACCAGCAGATTTCTGAAAAATCAATTGAGGTCTATGTGTAACGGTGGCACTATAACACGTTATAGCTAGATTAATAGAAGTATCTTCGCCTTCAATTTCCAAAGGAAAATCTGGTGAAGCAGTCCCAATACCGACATTGCCAGTACCAGTAGCATTAAGGTGAAGATGTTCATTTGTGCCAGTCTCTATTATCCAAGTTGGAGCTGAAGCACTTTTATCATCTACACCTATTTTTAAAGCAGCACCTGAAGTTGTACTTAATCTATGAATTACCCCAGCCTCAGCAGTAGTGTCTGCTTCGTTAACATGGAAAAGTTCAGTTGGTGAAGCAGTCCCAATACCGAAGTTTCCATTTGCCTCACAAGTCCAAAGTGTATTAAAGGTACTACAATTTGTTGAATATTGAGCATTCAACTGCCCTGTAGAATCAGTTTGGAAATGCCATGCTTCGCCAAGACCAGAGGCATCAGTATCATCTTCAATAATTAACCCTAGATTCCCTTTAATATGTAACGTACTTTCTGGTGCAGTAACCCCAATACCGACATTGCCATCATCCTGTATTCTCATCTTTTCAGAAAGATTGTCTCCTGCTATTGATGTATAGAATGCTATATCTGTCTCACCTGTTATTCCACCTGTACTACCGAAGGCTGCTATTTTAGCTCTTACACCTGCTGCATTTGTAGAGCTATCTTGACCTTCAAATTCTATTTGACCTAAAACCTCATCAGCAGTTATGGTTGTATCAGAGTTTTCTAGCCTAAGCACACCTCCAGTTCCAGTTTTGGTTATATGAAGTGCAACATCTGGTGAAACAGTCCCAATACCGACATTGCCACCATTGAAATAACTAGCACCATTGGAATATAATCTTATCTTCTCTGCACTAGCACTATTTTCAATATAAACAACACCATCACCGTCAGCATCTGTAGCACACCTAAATACTATATCTCCATTTGCATCTCGTCCTTGCAAGAAATCAGTATTATCAGCAGATTGTTTAATATCTAGTTCTGCTCCTGGCTCAGTAGTCCCAATACCGACATTGCCAGAAGAATCAATACGCATACGTTCTGTTGCTGCTGCCGAAGTATTTGTAGCAAATACAAGCTCGGTATTATTAACCGAGGCAGTAAATGTAGCATCAGCCTCAGCCCATATAGCAGCCCCAGAAAGTATAGCATCTGTACCCCCAGCCTCTAATGGAGCACCAAAATCAATACGACCTAAAACATCACCATCATTTATATCGGTAAGAGCAGTGCTTAAAAGAAGTTTTCCAGTACTTGTTGTTGCATCTGCTGATGTGCCACGAACTTCAAGCGTATCTTCTGATTCATCATATAACATAAAAGCACCTGCCGAAGCTCCAAAGAACTTAACATCATGCCCAGAATCATCTACACCTACTTGGACAGTACCAGCAACATGTAACTTTGAAGCTGGCCCATCTGTTGCAATACCAACATTGCCACCATCTTGTATTGTTAAAAGATCAGCCCATGAACCTGAAGTATAGTTTGCAAAATGTAAATCATCATCAGCATCATTTATCCACAGTCTCCACTTATCAGCATTATCATTCGCATTATCTGCAAATAACTCTAGTATTGCATCATTATCAGCTGTTGCAGTTATCCTAATTGATGATACTGTTTGCTCAGATATGTTTACTGTGCCAGATTTTGTGTTTGTATCTTTTGTCCATGTTGTTGATGTTGAGGACATTAATTCTCCTTTTTACATAGGGGGGACGGATAAAGCCCGAACCCCAGATTTACGAGACCTTTGTTTCATTATTTGGTTCTCGTACATTTGTCTAAAATAATTTGCTTGTTCCATATTGCCTTGATCTTCATATAGCCTTGATTTTGCATAACATACTAAACTTGGATGAAGGGAAGTATCAAGACCAATATCGGTATCTAAATTCTCTGTTATAGAAGTTACTGTTTCATACTTTGATTTGTATGTAATGCGAAGACCATCATTAATAAATAATGATGTAAATGTTCCACTATCTTCAGCACTATAAGTTTTTGTAAAATAAAACTCATCACCATCAATTTTAGTTATCTCATAATTACCATCATAATATGAATCAGGAGATGATGTAATAGCAACTCTATCTCCCGATACAAGACTATGATCAGCACTACAGGTAGCTTTAGTAGTACCAGAAACAGTAGAAGTATAATTCGCAAATGCCGAAATAGTCCCAGTTAAATTCCCACTACCTTGGAACGTATCATATTTCTCTGTTGTACGTTCACCTGAAGTTGTAGATGTTGTATCTAAAGATAATATTGCTATACGCTTATCATCATTAAACCATGCAAAATAATCGTTTGGATAATTTCTTTCTGCCATATTAGCTCCTATGTAAGATCATCATTAGATGCATCAGTATCAGCTCTAAGTAATTTATGAGGATCACTAAGCTTTGGTATCATTATATATCTACTATTCGTATCTAGTATTTCTACTCTTTCAATACCAAGCACAGAATCTGGCAATTCATACCATCTTTTATTTTCTTCAAGATCAGTAAGGGCAGATACAGTATAACCCTGCTTTTTATTAGCTATATCCATAAGCCCATCATTTATAATTTGTATTAGGTATTGTTCTGATTGTCTTCCAAATAACTGCTCTAATTGTGATGCCATTCTTTTAACTGTCATATTTAACCTCCCCCTTTTACTGTTGCTAGTCCACGTGCATACTCAGCAGATAATTTTGCATACTGCCCATCATACCATGTATATTTTTGATTAGCCCTTCCCATTCTTGATTGAACCTCACTTACATATCCAGCAGCTTGAGATATATAACCTGACGCTGTTGATATATATTGTGGAACACCTTGTAGTTCTAAACTATATGAAGCCATTATAGTATTTAATTCACTTAATACAACGCCAGCCCTAGAAAGCTCCATACTTGCAATAGATAGAACAGACGCAACTAGCTCTGTATCTTCTCCTGCTATGAGAGTAGCTGCATCATAACTTGCATTTCCAATTACAGTAGAATTAGCTCCATCATCAAGTGCTTTTTTTGCATTATCAAGTGCATCTTTAACCTCTGTAAATCTTTTATTAGTATTATCCCAAAGCTCAGCAGTATCGTCAATATCACCAATTGAAGTGTAAAAATTACCAACCTGTGTATGTGCAGTATTTATTATATCATCAGCCTTGTTAAGCTCTGTTGCAATAGCACCAAGAGCAGTTGTATCTATGGTTGTATCTGTTTGAAAAGTGTTCATTTGATATAGACATGCTTTCATAGCTGCATATAATACTACAAGACGTTCTGCCTCATCAGGAAATAATGCAATAGAAGAATCACTAAATGCTACAGTAGGATATTGAACTTCTTCATATCTAGATGTTGATATTCCTGATGGCAATACATTTATATAACTTCTTTCAATATAATATGCTGGGTCAGTTGCAGTTGCATATAAGACATTATCGCTATCCTCAGCCTTATATTTATCTTCGTTATTAATTTTTCTACATGAATAAGAACCTGCAAATACACTTAGTATTTTACCAGTATTTAAAAGAGAAGCAGAAGTTTCAGAACCAGCAGCTTGAGATGTAAATGTAGTATTTGTTGTACATAATCGTAAAAGATCAGGTGAAAGTTGAAGTATTATTTCTTTTGCACCATCAGTTAACCATTGAGTGGCATGAGCGGAAAGAACTTCTCCAGACGTTCCTGTAGTAGAAGCATCATCAGCATTATAATTAGCAAGTGAATGTATTTCTGCTGCAAAATCCCAAGCCATTATCGACTATTCCTCTCAGCTATGTCTTTATCCATTGTTGTATGGTTAAATTCTACTTTTGTAGTTTTAGACCAAGTTTTGCCCATATTAACATAATTACGTGTATCATAATGGTCTTTAACATAATGACCGCAACCACATACCATCTCTGCTTTAGTCTCGCATTCTACCTTTGTGTTGCATTTATGACAAATAAATAATATAGCCATTTAATGTGTTTTCCTTTTTTTTGATATTTTTTCCATCTTTATCTCACTTCCCTTAATATCATGAGTTATGTCAAGAATATTTGTAGATGAAGATGGGGCTTTAGCTTTAAGAGCTTTTTTAGTTTGCCTATCAGTTTTCTTCTTTCTTTTACTATATTCCTTTGTAAGTTCTTTATGTGCCTTAGCCATCTTCTTTTTTCTTTTTTTTGCCTTAACTTTCTCACCAACACGATGTCTAACATCTTGTGTACGTGTACGAATATCTTCTTTTACTTCAGCAGCTTTCCCTTTTATTTTACCGCCCAATCCATATTGCTCAGTATCAGGAGATACTTTAGAACGTTCTTGTGCATTTGTTGTTGGAATACCTTGATTTGCCATGTTTTGGTTCTCCATTGCTTCTCTTAATTGTTCTGCTGGAACACCTTCAGGATTACGTGTAGAGAATGGATCAACACTTCCACCCTTATTATACTTCTTCTTAGGTCTTCCTACTTGACTTCCGTATGTTCCTTTTCCTTGTGGCATTATCTTTTCCTCGAATCAGATGAAGGCCATCCATATGGATTACTCTCGCCACCACTCGATTCTACTTTACCACCTCCTGCAAATTTTGGGCCTTGATCTTCTCTAGCAGGATATGGCTCAATTACTGTTTTCTTTGGTCTATTACGTTGTAAGGTTGGAGTTTCACCTGGCTTTCCTTTATGTTCCTTACCAGGCCCTTCTGGGCCAGAAGGAGTAGGCTTTGCAACTTTAGGAGCTTTAGGCTCTTTAGCTTTTGATTTAGCAATATTCTTTACGATCTTTCTAACATCAGGCTTAGCAGCTACTTTTTTAGCAACTTTCTTTACGTCATCAGCTGTTTTTGTTGTATATGATTTACCTTTCCAAGTAAAAGTCTTTTTCCCTGCTTTACGAGCACTTGAAAATGCTTTTCCAAATGGTTGAGGAGTAGCTTTTTTAACTGCGGTCTTAGCAACAGCCTTGTCAACTTTAGGAGCAGCTTTAATTCCTCTGGCCTTTCTCCTATTTTCTTCTCTTTTAGCAGCAGAAATCTTTTTAGCTTCTTCTAATTTCTTCCTTCTTTTTATTGCTGCTGGTCTATTCTTCCATGCTTCAGAACGCTCTTTTAAACTCTTTGACTGGGATTGCCAAGGTTTTTCTTTTAATGTTTTAGCACGTTTTTCTTTTTTAACTACTTTTTTAGCTGCTTTTTCTGTTTTCGCTTTAGCCTTACCTTTCTGATATTCTTTTGATCCCTTTGCAGCTTTTTTAACATCACTTGCTACACGTTTTCCAAAAGGCTTTATAATATCATACCACAAATCGCCCTTTTTCTTTTTTTCTTTTGCCATTTTATTATTTCCTTCTTTTTCTAGCATCAGACAATGGTACGTCTCCATGCTTGTTAATGTATTCTAACATGTCTAATGTACTCCCATTTACAGAGTCTCGCTTAATTATAAACTCACCGCCCTCTGCTTCAATTGGAATACCTCCATTATCATGAGATGGGCCATTCAAAGTTCCGCCTTCAACATATTTCCTTTCTGATCCTTTCAAACGACTCTTCTCCTTTTTACCTTTGTTGTTACTAGAATTTTCAAATCCTGTAATTTTACCATCATTATGAGATGCATCCTGTCCGTCATCATTTCCGTATGTGCCTTTATCTCTGTTGTATTTATTTAGCTTAGCACGATATGTTGACTTGTTTTTCTGAAACTTCTCATATTCATCTTTGTAATCTCTAGCCATTATCTAAGTCCACTCCCACCACGTCTACGTTTTTTATTACCTTTACCATTACGTTTCCTTGCTTCTATTTTAACAGGGGAAATTTGTACGATAGCTAAAAAATCGCTGTTTAGTAATGTTGATAATATAAGTGCTTTAATAATCATAATTTTTTATTAGCTTGTTAGGGGCAAGCCCTTTATACGACCTGCCCCACAGTAAGCAATCCTGTTAATCCTTATTTATTTGGATTGTTATGCATCAACACCAGCAGTAGTTGAGCAAGCTGCCGTTGGGAGCGTAGCTGTAGAACCTGTAACAAGCCCTAAGCCAGTAACCCATACTTTATTAGCCTCTTGATATATAATTCTATACCAAGAACCTAATGCACCACCTGCGGTAGCTACGTTATCAGCGTCCAATACCAATCTTTTTGAACTTGCTGTAACGCCTCTACTTACAACTTCCTTTGCAGCAGCACCAACAGAAAGCCCTGTCATAAGAAGTCCACCGAACACAGTACTACCTGCGTCAGTAAAACCAATTAAACATGTACCATCAGTAGCAACTGTAGCAGTTACGTAGATTTCTATAATCATACCTGCATTTGCAGCTGTTGCTTGTGGAAGCGTAATTGCTGCTGCCAAAACCCCAGATGTAAAAATCTTATGATCTGCGGATATGCCAGTTGCATCTAACGCTGTTGTTGCTGTATGTAGAGTCACATTTGGATTAAGATAATCTCCATATGAACCACTGTTAGCATTTATTATATCACTTCTCATCGCTATCTCCTTATAAGTCAGTGAATGAATACAAAGCGTGAGTCTCTGGAATTGTTATTTCAAGTCCAGCTTCCGTAACGATCATATCTTTACGCAAGTCTTCATCAGCCTGTTGTACATTCGTTATTATGTGAGTGTCACGATTCAATCCATTACCTACTAATGGACGATAAGCAACCTGATCTAAGTCAACAAGTGCCATATATCCACTTGAGATGCCTCTAAATAATGGCTCTGCCACCATTGAAAGGTCTCCATGGATAGTATTCACTTGCATGATTGAATGACCAAATGAACCCTTACGTTTCTCTGCATCCCAGTTATAACGTTGTTCACCTCCAAGTCCCATAGTATTGTCAACAAAACCACCAATCTTATTAAAGAAAGACATGACTGGTCTACTTGCTAATGCAAGTTTTGCTTTATTGCCACCACGTGCTGGATCATAGAGGGTTTCAAAGTCACTAAGAAGTGAGTCATAAGTAAGCGCAGAAGATGCTTGGCTAAATAGATATGCAGCCCCAGAAGTGTAAGAAGCAGACCCACTAGCAACTGCTGTTGCAGATGATAATATGTGCCCACAGATACCTTCTGAGTATTGAACACTATTACTACGTGCTCGCATACTAAAAAGCATTGCTCTTTCTATGTCAACTTTATGTTCTCTTAGTTTTAGATTCCAGATACGATTCCATTCATTTGCATATCCACGATAATTAGTAGCAATTGCAGTATTAGTCATTTCGGCTGCTGTTTTAAAGATTTGGGTATAACCAAAATCATCGTCTAATTGACTAGACCAAACATCAGGAGAACCTGACCCTTCTGCAAAAGAAGTACCAATTACTTGACATTCATCTTCATCTGCAATATGGTCATGGTCTGTAACGTTTGTTGAACCAGTTTCAGCAATAGCCCTTGCAGTAATAGTAGTGTCGTTAGTGTTTTGTGTAACACTTTCAACTCTAAAATTAACCTGTGAAGGAGCACCACTGTCATTAGTTTCAACTGCGAAAACCATGCCTTTTACTAACCAAGAAACTTGATTAGAAGTTCCTGATCCACCCTTTGCTGCTTCAACTGTCAATGTATATTGAGAGTCGACAGCAACATCAGATATAGCAGTTCCATCGATGAAGAAGTTACGACTTGTCCAGTCAATCTTAGAACGATTTTCTAAGAAACGAAAAACTGGATCATTCGTAGCTACTTTTGCCACTTTATTAAGATATACAAAAAATGGAGATTCATCTGGAGCAAGTTCGGCAACTCTGTCACCGAAATTATGTATTCGCCTTAAATCAGCGGAAGCACCAACTGCACTAGGTACAGTGTTGCCAGTCTGATCTACGTTATACGAATACAATGTTCCTGTTTGATTAGCCATAGCTAATTCTCCTTTTTTATTGTATTATTGTTTATGGTATTCTATTCCCAACTCTAGTGGAATTTAAAACACCTTCCCACATAGACTCATCTTCACTCTTTCTCTCAGGTTGCTGACCTTGTAAAACGCCTGCTGCCTGTGGAGAAGATTGTGTTTGACGAATCTTGTCTAAAGGGTTTTCTCTTTCGCCACCTTGAGTTGGCTGAGATACAGCTTGCCACATTTTAAGTACATTGTCCAAACCGTATTCTGATGGATGTTTATCAGCAAATTCAAAGAAAGATTCCATTTGTTGTTCATTTAACCCTTTATTGGCTAAATCAGCACGCAAATTTGTCCTTCCTTGTTGAGCTTGTAATCCACCTACAGCTTGATCTACTGCACTATTTATGGTTTCCTGCATCTCTTGCATCCTATATTTATAGGATTTGGATGATGGGTCATTATAGGCTTCCCAAGGATCAAATTCATCAGGTTTTAAAGCAACACGCTCTTCTTGAGCTTTTGGCTGACCACTTACCTCATTTAACACTGTTTGTGCTACATCAGGTCGTGATTCCAAAAATTTCCCAATCTTCTCGTATTGTTCTAGTTCTTGATTTCTAGCAAAGAGTTTATCCTTCTCTGATTGGTGGTACTTAGCTTGAGCCTCCCAATCTGTTGTAGAACTCTCTTGTGCCTCTGTTCCTTCATCTTGCCCTACTTCTAACGCATTGTGTTGACCAGTAGTTTCCTGATTCATTGCATCAAAAGCGATGTTGTCTTGTTCTTGATTAGACATATTAACTCCTTTGTTTTACGATTTCTCGGATTTACGAGCTTGACTACGTTTCTTTTCCGCTTCTGTCGCTAAACGTAATTTCTCTGATTCGAGTTTGACCGCATTAGATAATTTATCAATAGAAACTTTATTTTGAGTTTTGGAGTCATACTCTTGTTCTTTAAGTTTCCCTTGGAACTTAGCAACTTCAACCTGCTTACGTGATTGTATTGTTTCACGTGTTGCTGTTTGAAGATCACCGCTAAGTTTTTTAATTTGTTCTTCTGCACCTTGTAATTGCTGTTGTAATTTCGCAACTTCATCAGTCCTTTGAAGCACACCTTCTTTATCAAATATTTCTGTTTTCTTCAATGCTTCTACCTTATCAATAAGACCTGCTTGGAAAGCTTCCATGTACACATTCCACTCACCCCATTTATTAGATGGCATGGTAGAATTGCCGATAATACGTATATCAAACGTACCAACTGCTAAATTATTTTCTATTGTTTGCAGTTCTTTTGTCTTATCATCGTAGAGT